GCTCGCGCTACGCCAAGTAACTGGCGGCACGGAAGCCCACGTAGAAGATCGAGTTCGCCCGCGCGGTGCCCCAGTACGCGGCCCAGACGCCGGCACGCGAGCCGTGGTCCCAGGGCGCGCCGGAGAGCAAGCAAAGCTCATTGGTGATTTTCTGGTCCAGATAATCCGCGCCGAACAGGTTGCTGCCGGATATGCCATCCGAAATTCCCGCCGCCAGCGGCATGCCAAGGCCGGTGAGCGTCCAGCCATCGCCGGATGTGGCGGCGTTGAGCACCTGATTGCTGCCGCGCCCATAGCGCTTGTCGAAACTGTTTTGGCTGTAGTCGGTGCGGAATGTCGGTACGATGGCCGTGCTGTGGTTGGCTACGCCGGTCGCGCCGAACTGGTCTGTAGCCAGGGTGTTTCCACCCGTCAAATCCTTGGCCGCGTAGCTCGTATTGAGCGCGTAGAACGTGCCGTATCGCAACGTGCCGCCAGAGGTGTAGGCACCGAAGGCCGTACCATCAACGCCATCAAGCGTGATGTGGTCGGCATCGACTACCGTGCAGGTGTATAACCTGTCGTTGAGCTGCGTGGTGCCGCCAACAGACTGTATTGCCACCATCTGTCCAGTGGTACGACCATGCCCGACGACGGTGAGGTTTACCGGGTTGGCAAGCGTCACGCCGCTGATGTTGACCGTGCCGGCTACACAGGTGATACCAGGCGATACCTCCCACACATTGCCGTTGAGGTCTGCCACGCCGCTTACCTGCCCGTTGTGGGTGGTCTTGGCGAAATTTGTCGCGCTGCCAGTCTTGCCGCAGTTGCTGTAGCCGTCAGAAACGTACTTGACGGTGCTGTCGTTCGTGTCGCCCAGCGCGTTGTTGTTGCAGCCCTTGGGGAAATTATTCGTCCCGGCTGCGTCGTACCACGCGCACCAGGCGTTGTGGTACGTCGTGCTGGCCTGCCCGTGTGCAAGCGCCAGCAGCGCCAGCGCGGCGTATTGGTAACGCATGGTGGGGAAGAACCGCGCGCCGCGCGTCTTTGCCGCCTTGAAACACCCGCCGAAGTTGTTGTCACCGGCAGTCAGCCCGGTCAGGCTGCCGATGGGGTTATGCACGGAATTGGTCGATAGCGGGTTGCCGTTTTTGACGCTGGAGGCGATACCGCCGTTATTGCTGGCCTGGTATTTGTCGATGAAGAACCCCGGCTGAATGGCCCCGCCATCGTAAAACGCCCGATGCAGGGCGTAGCCAGCGGCATTTGCAGCGGCGACGCTGGAGAATGCGGAATACGGCTGCACATCGACGGAATTAACCGTGTAGCCTTCATAAGTCGGGTTGCTGGCATGGTTGATGCGGTAGTAGAACGCCGGAATCCAGACCATGATCGAGCCGTCGATGTACTGGTAGTTGCCGTAGTTGTCCGAGGCAATATCCGTGCCGCCAGGCATCAGCAAATAGTCCACCGGCAACGCCGGGCAGACGCCAACGCCGAAGCCTTGCTTGCCGGGGGTGCCGATGTTGTTGGTGCCGGGGAAAGAGACGATTGTGCTGCCATCCGGCCCCACCAGCCCTGTGACGTTGCCGTTGGCGTCTGTAGTATAGGCGGCGTCAACCGCATCGCTAATCAGCAGGAACTTCTCGGCATCGCGGCAAATGGTAGAGGCCACCCCCTTATCTATGGTGCGGATTTGCCCCGCAGTCCATGCCCCAGTGCCGCCTATGGTGTCCGTGTAGTCGGTTGTGCCTTGATACTTTACGCTAGCGAATTGCCCCATCATTCATCTCCTTCAACGGCCATGTCTGCGGCCTCTTCCTGTTGGCGGCTCAGTACCGCACTCGCGGAAATCTGCGCAATGGTGATCTTGGTCTCTGCGTCCAACTGCGCCTTCCACTGGTTAAACTGCAACTCCATCGCTTTCATGCGCTCCTGCAACATGGCGTCCATCTGCTTTTCCTGCTGGCGTATCTGCGTTTCCGCCTGAAACTTCTGCATCTCGGCCTGCATCTTCACCTCTTCAGGATTCGGCTGCGGCTGCGGCGGATTTTTCTGCGGGTCAGTCCAGAAGTTCTCCACATCCTTAAATCCAGCGTTTTCGGTCAACTTGGTTAGCGCGTAATAGATGTTCTCAGGACGCGCCACGCCAATCTGCAAGCCCTCTTTCTGCGCCAGCAGGATGCTTTGCAGGTGCATCAGTTGCTGGTCTTTGTCGCCCGTACCCAAGCCAACGGAAATGCTCATGTCGTAGCGGGTTTTCCAACTGCGCGGGTCTACCGCTATCCACTCGTTGCGCAGGCGCATGACTTCCGGCTGCGTGGCGTTCTGCTTGGTGATCTTGTGGATTAGCCAGAACAGACGCTTTACCCCAACCTCGGCAAAGTTGCGGGCGATCAGATCAATCCGCATCTGCGAGGCGTTCATGATCTTGCTTATGCCGGTCGCCGTCTTGTTCAGGCTGTTGGCATCCATGCCTTGGTTGTAGCGGGTAACGCCGGTATCGGTCTCTTCCAGGGCGGTGAAATACTCCAGCCCTTGCAGGATGGCTGGCCCTTGCGATGGATGCACCAGAGGCATTACAGCCCCAGCAGGCTCACCTTCCACACGCACCACGCCGCCAGGACGCGAGACCAGCATGTCGGACAGGTTCACGCGGTCGCTAATCGCATAGCGGCCATGATTGACCAGCGCCAGGTTGTCGTTGTAGTTGCGTATCAGGTAGGACTTGAGTTCCTGATAGTGCATTGCATCATCGGCCACGGAACGGCCAACATGCCGATGCGGCATCGGGTACGGGGAAACAGCCGCCACGGGGATAACGTCTGCGCCTTCCTTCAGCAGGATATGCGTTCCTACCACGATGCAATGCAGCAGTTCGGCCTTGCCGTCCTCGTCCTCGTCGTACTTTATCCAGCACTCCCGCACCTTGACCATGCGCATGGAGGGGTCGGCATCGGGCGAATCGCCGTAGTTGGTCGAGTCGGAATACTGATTGCGCACCCATTCTTCGTAGGATTCGTTGCCGCCATCGTTGATGTCATCGGGAACGTCAAATCCCATCTCGCGCAGGTAGGAGATGGTGCGGTAATCCCAGAATCCGAAGAAGTTCGCCTCGCCTACGTCTACAGAGGGGCAGGTATGATCAACCAGACAATTCTCAGGCGGCAGGTTGTCAACCTTGACGCAGCCGTAGGTCTTCTTGCGCTTTACTTCCAGCGCATACAGGCCGTACTCGTTGATCTCCTGCCCTACGACCTCGATGGATTGGTCTTGCAGCAGCAGGGCTACTTCGTCAGGCGATAGGGAGGCGTAACGCTCGGTCTCTTCTTCCTCGCGCTCATCCCAATACACCTTGACATAGCCGTTACGCGACAGCAGCGCATCGTGGAACCACTGCGAGAGGATGAGGAAGCCGTTGTTCTTCTGCGTGAACAAATAGTTGATGTATTCCGTTTCCTGTTCAGCGGCCTTTACATCCTCCGGGCCGGTCGGGTTGAACTTGACGACGACATCACTGGAAACGAACTTGGCTAGAACAGACGGCTTGACGGACTCGACGGCATTGTGGACATCGCGGCTGACATAGTTGGAGCGGCCTTCCGGTGCTTCAACGTCAATCTCACCGTTGTAGTAGCGGATTGCCTTCGCTCTGTCATCTGCCAGATTCGGGCTGTCTGCGGCCTCTTCCGCCGCCTCGATTGCCGCTATCAGCTTGTCGTCCATACACTTCCTTTTCCAGCGCTTCACAGCGTTTGGTCAGTTGTTCAACGGTCTGCAACAGTTCCATGAACTGCGCGTGTTCCTTGATGTTCATACCACTCCAAGCGAGGGATAGTTGATGGTGCTGGAGAAACTGCTCTTGTTCTTTCCGCCAGCGAATGTTAGCAACCATGCGTCTGCACGGTTGGGGGATGCCACGCCCCTGCGCTTCATCTCGTCCTTGCCTTCAACCTTGATCTTGCCATTGGAAAGTACCTGATACTTTGCCGTGGTAAGTTCTCCAACCAGCGCATCATCATCGGCAAGCCTGCAATCCATCGCGGCCAGCCATTCACGTCCAGCAAACCACAGTTCATCACGCAGGCGTGCGTATTGGTCTTTTACCGATGGCGACTCGGCAACATTGACTCCGCGCACAGGCAACCCAAGCTCTTTTAGTCGGTCAACCACGCCAGCCCCAATGCCGATTACGTCAACATTGATGGCTACAGGTTTCTCGATGGCGTTGTCGTACTCGATCTTGATAAGACCCGCCGTCTGCATGGTGTCCTTGCCAAACCACTCCCTAGTCTGCTCTAGCTGTACATTCCCCTTGCGCTTGGCAAGCGCCGTGGAATCATCGCCAAACCGCGCAACATCCAATCCCCACACAACATCACCAAACGGCTTGACTTCACGCTCCTGCGCGGCTATGCACAGATGCAGCGGGATTACACCATCGGCTGCCGTGGCAAAATTTCCTTTGACGCGCACTTGGTAAATGGGGGAGTCAATACCATACTTGAGGCGCATATCCTCGATGTACTGCTGGCTTACCATCGGGCTTTCTTCCCCGTCCCAATGCAGCGCGGCCCACCTGGATCGCATCTTGTGGTGCGACTCGTAGAAGTAGCCATCCTCTCGGGTCGGGTTCGCCGCCATCACCACGAAAGCGCCCTCCGTGGACAACGCGCCCTCAGCCACCTGGAACACTTGTTCTACAACGCCGGAGGCTTCATCAATCAGGAACAGGATATTTTCGCTATGGAATCCCTGTAATGCCTCCGGGTTTTCAGGGCGCGATGTTCGAGCCACAGCAAAGGACTCGTTCGGCCTGTCGCGCATGTAGAAGCGTTCTCTCGTCCATTCGTACTCGTCCGCGAGCTGCGGAAGCCTGTCCTTGAGGCACATGAACCACTTGGCTATCTCTGCCCATAGCACATCATTCAGTTGATGGCTTGTCGGCGCTGTGCATGGCACCTTGCAGGGGAAATAGCAGCACATGAACCACAGCACGCACCACGCCATGAATGCAGATTTCCCCGTGCCGTGGCCGCTGCGTATGGATACGCGCCGCTTCTCAACGATCGCCTTGGAGGCTTCCCATTGCTGCTCAGTAGGGCTTGCGCCTAGTGCTTCCTTGGCGAACAGTGCCGGGCCACCTTCACGCCATTGAGCTACCTTGGCCTGTAGCGCGGCGAAGTCTGCCTCAGAGAGCTTTAAGGACATCGGCCAAAGCCCTGCTTGTTTCTACTTCCCCACTATGCTCGATAGCCTTCAGGTCAGGTAATACTTTGTTTAGCAAAGCCTTCCCGATATTAACTTGTTCATTCGTAAGCTCTATTTCGCCGTTGAATCCGGCATATAGACGATTGATGATTTGGCTTGCCTGTATCTTCGCCCGGATGTCCTCTTGGTGGCGTGTTCCT